TGAAGGTCAGCGGGAATTCTGCCCGCCTGCTGCGGCGATAGAGCAGGAACGCCTTTTCCGCCGCGCTTTCAGCAATGGTGATGTCACCATTTTCCAGATAGGAATCCAGTTTTTCGGCGGTCAGCTGGCCCAGCTGGAACAGATCATTCCAATCCTGTTTCGCGCCTTCGCCATCGGGGCGGACCTGTGCGGCGCGCGCGGTCCACCCTTCATCGCGCGCCTGCGCCACCCATTTGCGGGTATAGCGCACACCCGCTGCGCCGACATCAAAGGCAAAGACAAGGGTGGGTCGCTTAGCCCCCACACCCCGTTTCGCCACCGCCTCTGCCAGCTGGGCCATCCATTTGGCAGGATAGAAATTGGTGGACATGCTGGCTGCGGCGCGCGCCCGTGGCCGCACCTTTTCAAACGCCTCCCCCAGCGCGATGGCATCAAAGATGCCCTCTGCGATCCAGATTTCATCGGCGGTGGCCAGATCATCAAATGTCAGCGATGGGTGGTGCCAGGCGTGGCCTGATGCCTTGTACCCATATTTGAAATTCGCCTTCTTCTTCCCGAAGCGATAGGGGCGATCAATGATCCGCTCCCACCAGCCATCATCGGGCAAGGGAAAGCGGACAGTGGCCGAACCGTGGCCGATCTTGCGGTCCTGATACCATTCCTGGGTGTAGGCACCGCCCAGCTTAACTTCGTTAAATCCGCGCCCATCGCGCAGATATGCCTTGGCGGCGGCGTGCGGGTCTTTTTCGGATTGCTTGTGCCGGTCTGACCAATTGTCAAACAGATCATCATACAGTTCCTTGACCGGCCATTCCTGCCCGCATTTGCTTTCGCGCCCGCAGCGCAGCACCCACGGTTTTTGCGAATGGATATAGAGCGATTTGTCCCGGCATGCCGGGCACTTGCCGCCGCGCAGCCATTCGCCACCTGTGGACGTGAATTTGTAATCGTCCTTCAGGCGTTTGATAATGTCTTGGCGAAGCCGGTCTTGCATGAATGGGTTGCTTTGTTCTGGATGCAAAAATCCGCCCGTTCGCGCGCGCGGCGCGATCGGTTGGACCTTTTGTGTCGGAAGTTCGGATCAGTCCCTTTGGCTGGCGCTGATCATGTCGAAGATGGATGTCTGGCCAAAATCATGGCCCGGCGGGCGTTCCTGATCGACCTTGGCCGGTCTGAATTCCTCACCCAGCCCGCTGGGGGACAGGGTTTTTTCAAATGCCAGGCTGGCCACCCAGGTCATGCCGCATTTGATATTCTGGCAGACGTAATAAAGCCGCCTATAGGTGGGTGAAATTTCTTCGGAACTGCGGGTCAATGCCTTGTGATCGCACACAGGGCAGCGGCAAACAGGTGCCTTGCCATGATGGCGTTCTGCCACTGGCGTTTCCGCGCCATTGTTCTTGTGCGTTGCAGGCAGGGACATGGGCATGTTCATGCTGTTTCCCCCTGGTGTGCGGAAAGATTGGTGAGCGTGGCCAGCCCATCGGTCAGAACATCAATTGCCTCTTCAATTTCCTTGCGCGCGGCGCGCTGGGTGGCGGGGCAATCGGCATTCAGGCCCGCATCAATCATGGCGGACAGGGCTTCGCCCGTTTCCTTGGCGGCCAGCTTTGCCACATTGGTCAATTCGCGGGCGGCAGCTTCGCGTGATGCGATATCCTGTCGCAGCCCCATCAGGCGATGGAATGGTGCGTGGTTGCCGCCATGTTCCACATAGGCGCGATCCAACCGTTCGGCATCGATCATGCGAATTTCGATTTCGCAATCATGATCTGACCAGTTTCGCACTGACCGTTCTGACACCCCGCAAATCGCGCCGCAGCGATCCCACCCGATCAGGGCGGCCACCACGGTCAGCGTGTGCTGATAGGTCAATGGTTCGCGGCGCTTGGTCATGCGCCACCCCGCTGCATTTCGTCCCCATTATTGAAGGGGACGCGGGTGGCATGGTGATCTACACCGATGAAACGGTTCGCATGAACAGGATGGTGAATATCAGGCCGCAACCAGTAACGTGAAACACCAGTGGCAGCTTCCACTGACAAGATGTGTTCCGCCGGAAGGCGCTTGGAACTTTGCAACCATTTCCAAACGGCAGTCTGCGAAACTTCACAGATCGCCGCCAGCTTTGCCTGACTGCCTGCTTTTTCAACCGCCAGTTGTAGTGCCTCGAAAGGTGTTGGTGCTGCGTTCATGGGTGACGAAATAACAACCTATGTTGTTATCGTCAACACCCAAAAGTCACGCGCACAAAAACAACCAAAGTTGTAGGTTGATGAGAATGATTATCGGTGAACGCATCGAAACTCTGTTGAATGAGCGAGGCTGGTCCCAGGCGGAACTGGCTAGGCGTGTGGGCGTAAGCCAGCAAACCATCTGGAAGTTGATTTCTGGCGGATCACGGCAATCGAAATATCTGGTTCCCATCGCTCGCGCGCTTCGCACTACGCCTGAATATCTGATGGGAGAGACTGACGATCCAGCATCGAATAAGGTTGGCGAGGCGCAGCAGACGTGGAACGGGCCGCCTGCCGAAAAATCGGATGTGGTGGAATTGCCGCAATTCGATCTGGCATATGGCATGGGCAGCAGCTTTATCCATGATGTGCCGGTTACAGGTGTATCGCGCAGCTTTTCCCGCGCATGGCTGCGCCAGTTTACAGAATCGCCTATCCGCAATCTGTTCTGGGCCAGTGGCATTGGCGATTCGATGATGCCCACCATACAGGATGCCGATGTGGTGCTGGTGGATACGGCCATCCGCACGCCAGAGATGTGGGATAAAATCTGGGCGCTGGAAATGGGCGGCATGGGCATGATCAAACGGCTGCGCCCCACAAAGGATGGCACCGGCATTCGCCTGTTATCCGATGGTGGTCAGCCTGAAGAAATCGCCTATGACGGGGAAATGAATGTCATTGGCCGCGTCGTGGCCATTGCCCGGAAGATTTGATTGTCACTTAATTTGCAACAGGAGCAATCCGAATGAAGAAACTGATTTGCCTCGCACTTTTGTCAGGTGTTGCCGCGTGTGATGTTCCGGCGGAAACGTCTGGCGGGATGGCCGAAAGCAATGAAGAAGTGGCAAGCAATCTGACCGGCCCACAGAAAAATGCTGTCAGGTCGGCAAAGCAATATATCAGTATGTCAGGCTTTTCGCGCAGTGGTTTGATTGACCAATTGTCATCCGAATATGGCGATGGCTATGAAGTGGCAGACGCCACCGCAGCGGTGGACAGCCTGACTATCGACTGGAATGAACAGGCTGCCCGGTCTGCCAAGCAATATCTCGATATGTCGGGCTTCTCATGCAATGGCCTGATTGATCAATTGTCATCGGATGCAGGCGATAAATACACGGTGGAACAGGCCACCTTTGGGGCTGAACAGGCGGGTGCCTGTTAAGGGCCCCTCCGCCGTTCAGATCAGATCATCAACCGTGATGGCCAGCGCATCGGCCAGCTTTTTCAGCGTGTCGATCGATCCGCTTTTCTGTCCCGCTTCGATATTGGCGATCTGAACACGGTTCACGCCGGATGCATCACCCAGCGCCACCTGCGTCAGCCCGCGATATTCGCGCCACACGCGCAGGGGCCGTTCCCCGGCAATCATGCGGGCTGCAATTTCGGCAGGGACCAGTTCTTCATCCCCGTGGCGGATCGCCGCCATCGCGCGGTCATAGCTGCGCAAATCTTCCAGATCCACGGCGGCCAGTTTCAATGCCTCATATTCGTCCAGGGGAATGGTGATCATTTCGCCCATTGTCATCTCCATCATTCGTAAACACCGCCACGCGGGCCAATTTCCAGCACGGCCAGCACCGCGCCATCATCCATAATAACGCGCCAGTCACCCACCCGCAGGCGGATGCCGGTGCGCCCCTTCAGCGCGGTGACATTGTTGGCCTGCGCCGCCGGATTGGCGGCATATTCTTCCACCTTCGCCACGATGCGCTGTGCCGTATTCGCAGGCATCCGGCGCAAGGTCTTGATGGCAGAACGGGTGTAAGTGATCGGCTTCATGCGAATGATGTAGCCCAAAGTTACAATGTAGTCAATAGTTACATTGACAGAATGTGCAGATTATTTCGTGGCTTCCAGTGTCAGGCCGGTGGTCAAACCGCCGCTGCCATCCATCGTGTGGCTGCATTCGGCCACCACCCATTGCCGCGCATCGATTTCCGCCTTGAAGCCGGTCAATTCCATCGGGCGTTCCGGGAAAATGTCGGGGCGGCCATAGGCCAGTTTGGTGCTGAACTTTGCCACCTGCCGTGCAAGGCGACTGTTTTCTGCCTTGGCGGCCTGTTTTGCATCCGCCTCATTCGCGTAAACCTTGCGCAGCCGCTTGGCCTTGCCGGTGCCGCTGCCTTTCACCGTCACTGTTTTGCGGGTGCCACTGGCCTTGTCATGCCAGCGGGCCGTCACCCCGGCGCGGTCATTCTGGTCAATCCGCGTGTAATCGCCGCTGCCATCGGTCTGCCTGCGTTCGATTGTTTCGGTGGGCAGATCACTGCCGCCTGCGGATTTGCCACTGCCGATCGGCGCGAAGATCAGCGTGGCCGCCTTGATCGTGGCCACCGCATCAAACCGTTTGCCCAGCGCGCGCAGCAGCGCAGCCGAATCCGGCTCGCGGCCCCGGAAGCCGACGAAATTGTCGAGCGCAGGCCGCGATCCGCCCCGTGCCAGCACATGGTCGCGGAACAGCCCGCCCAATGCGGCGCGGTCGGCGCGCTCATCGGCAAAGGCTTCGAAGGCATCGGCGGACAGGCGTTCGGCCCACAAATAGCTGTAATAGCCCGCCGCATAACCGCCCGCGAAGATATGGCTGAAGCCATGGGCGAAGCGATGCCATTCCGGCGGATGAATGACGGCTACTTCCTGCCGGACTGCCTGCAGCACTTGCTGTGCGGAGGGACCATCAGGCTGCGCCGTCGCCAGATGCAGACGCAGATCGAACAAAGCGAACTCCACCTGCCGCAGCAAAGCGAGCGCGCCCATGAAGCGGCGCGCGGCGAGCATCCGGCCGATCATTGCCTCATCCAG